CGTGGCTCTTGCCGGCATGGGCGCGGCGATCACCGGATCCCTGACTGCAATGGCTGTTTCCTGGGGAAAGTCCGGGGAAGAAATCGCCAAGATGTCCCAGAAGACCGGTATGAGCGCCAAGACGCTTTCCGAGTTGAAGTATGCCGCGGATATGTCCGGAGCGACGATAGACTCACTGGAAACGTCCTTCCAGAAGATGAGCTCCGTATTATTCGACGCACAGAACGGCTCTAAAGCATCTGCTGACGCGCTGAATAATCTCGGCTTGTCTATCACCCAGCTCACCGGCATGAAACCGGAAGACCAGTTTATGACGGTAGCTTCCGCCCTGGCTGGCGTGGGAGACGCTTCAACAAGAGCTGCCCTCGCCCAGGACGTGTTCGGTAAAGCCGGCACAGACTTATTACCGATGCTGGCTAATGGCACTCAGGGCTTAAATGACATGATGACCGAGGCGGACAGGCTCGGTGTGGCTTTCGATGAAAAGGCTGCCGCCGCTGCCGCCCGTTTCAATGACGCCCTGGAGAAAATGGCTGCCGCGGGAGAAGGTGTAAAGAATATCATCGGCGAAGCAGTGGCTCCAGCGCTGGAAGACAACGCAAATGCAGTGACTTCGATGACTACCGCTATAACAGGGTGGCTTGGTTTACATCCGGATATGGCCAAGGCTCTTAGTGACACAATTCTTCAAATGGGGGAGCTCGCATTAGGAACCGGCACAGTTCTAGTCGGCTTTAAGGGCTGGACTGTAGCCGCGAAAGCATTAGGTCCTGTTGCTGCTGCATTAGGGACTTCTGTCGCAACCTTAGCAGCTGCCATCGCTGGCTTAGCTGTCGGCTTGGGAATGATACTATACGGCGTTAATTACATTATAAACCAGAAGAAAGAGTATGCCGAGATTACCAGGATTAATAACGGACTGGAGCAGGACTTCCAGAACGCCTTGAATGGTAATACAAAAGCGTTTATGGAGAACTCCCAGGCAGTTATTGATTATGCAGAGAAAGTCGGCAACCTTAACGATGACCAGGCAAAATACATTCAACTTCTCAAGGATGAACAGGCGCAAATTAGAGCCAATACCGTTGAGCGGGAGAGAAATACAGAAACAGCGATGGACTCATTCAAGAAATTGAAGGCTATGGCTGACCTGATGGGTAGCAAAAGGGAAGACTTGATCAACAACATGCTCCCGATATCCCTGTTCTTCGGAGGGGCTTTAGCTCCCTCGATGGAAGCCTATGCACTTCAGGCGGCGGCTAAGGCAAACGCTTACGCTATGGGTGAGGACTTTATGAGACTGCCCGGGAACGCCCCGGGTACCTCCAGCACCCTTGAGGATACTCTGAGAGCTATCGGTGTCACCGTCAACGTCAATCTGGACGGCGACCTGGTAGCCAAGTCGGTTGAAACACGCCTGGGCGATGCGCTGGATCAGCGGCAACGCATGGGAGGCTAATCATGGCATACAGGGTAATACTTTCTGACGGAACAACGTCAGTTGATATGTGGGACGGCTCAGACGCCAAGGTAAGGTATGGCGGGCTGGTAATGCCGCCGCCACGATTAAGAAGCAGCTATATTACCGGCACCTTCCACGGCGGCAGGCTGGCAAGCTCTTACTTTGAGAACCGGCAAATTGTCGCCACTATCAAGATATGGGGTAGCTCCCTAGCTGACTTGAAAACGAATGTCAGGACAATAGAGCGTCTGCTCAATGATGCCCGGCAGCATACCATCTCAGGGTATGGGACGGGTATCACGCTCGAGTACCAGTGGGGAGACAGCGCCGGAGAGTCCACCTTCTTTGATGTGCTGGAAGGCGAGCTAGCCTTACCGAATGATTTTCTTTCGGCGGCGCTCGATCAGTTCTATATACTTAACGCAACCTTATCCTTAATCTGCAAGCCTTTCGGTAGATACACTAACCAGGACATAGCGACAGCTACCCTGGAGAACGAACAGGACAGCCCGGCTCTCAACTACATGGACATTGCTACGGCGGAGGCTTATGGCGATGTACCGGCGAGAATGTATATTAAAATCGCCCAGACCGGCGCAACCGGAAGCCAGAAGCTCTGGATTGCCAAACGTTCCGGTGTGCGTTCCACTGACGCGCTCTGGAAGCAGGGCGAGGCGGAGACCGACAGCACGGATATAATCGGCTCCCCTCACTCGGTTACCTTTTCCGATGTTGCAGACGCCGCCTGCTCTGACGGCAACTACCGGCGCACCCTGGTAAGGCTGGGAGCGGCGGTAGGCGCCGCTGCTGAGGTAGCGCGGCATAACTACACTATCACCTGCCCCAAAGGACAGTTCCGGGTACTAGCACGCTGCAGGACTTCCGAGCAGAACAACGTGGGCGAGTATGCGAAAATGGGCTGGGGAGTCGGCTACGGTTACGGAAACAAGACCTATTCGCCAATACAGGCGATGGGAGAGTATGTCGCCAATACCGCCAATAATACGTGGGAGATACTTGACCTGGGTATTCTCAGGCTACCTCCCGCCAGTGAAAGCGATATTGCCGCCAATAGCAGTCTCAGCCTCCGTATATTCCAGGTAGTCAACCAGGCGGTTGCTTTGATTGACGCATGGGTATCACCTACCGGACACGTTGACGCCGGCGGAGTCTGGGCTAACGAGACCAACGCCTATGACGGCAATGACGCTACTTATTCCACAGTGAGCGTTCCGGCTGGGGGCTGGTGCGACTATATAGAGCTTACTCATGCAGCTATGTACTCCGCCGGATTAAAGGTTCTTGGCAATGGTAATGACGCCAACGCAAGGGCATACATCACCCAGATAGATATTGACGCCTATTATAGCGGCGGCTGGCATGACGTTTATGAGGGGACTTTTACCCATAACGCCTGGCTGACAAAGTATCTCGGTTCAGCGCAAGAGGTGTCCAGCTACCGGATACGCTATTATAACTCTAATCTTGGCACACCTTATATTATGAAACTCTACGAAGTCTACTATCAGCAATGCCCGGACTATCGCTGGGAGCTTGACTGGCTATTCCTGCTCCCGATAGACGAAGGCGTGGTAATCATCAATGACGTGGCGGATACCGATATTATCGCCATTGACGGCATTACTGACCCGCCCGCCGTGTTCAAGATAGACGGCAGCGGGAACATCCTGGACACGCCGGACTACGTAGGAGCGCCTTTTGACCTGGGCAGAGAAGATACCCGCATTTACGTCCTCAGAAACGATGTCAAGGGCGTAACCTTCGCGGTAGACGTGAAATATCAACCTCAATTTATGCATATCTAACGAGGTAAGCATGGAAGTAAAACTCTATAACCGAAACCTGGTAACCCCGACACTGGTTGACGACCTGACGTACAAGGTGCAGGGATTAAAATTCTCTACCAAGCTGCACGGCGGATTCAACCTTTGCTCTTTCAAGCTCCGGGCGGACCTCCCGGAAGCCTGGGAATGGATAAGACGCAACTTCTATTACCGGCTGGTGATTACTGACAGAAAAAAGACGCTCTGGGAAGGACG